CGCATCTTTCAGGAGGAAGCCTTCGTCAGATGTAGGGGTCTCTTTACTCAACGCAGCCTGAATTGCTTGGTCGCTGAACCCAGCATCCCTAGCAAGGCTTGTGAATCTCTCAGTGGCAGTTAACTGAGGGCTGCTGAACCAGTCTGGAGTGGGCATCTGGTCTATCCACTGGTCGTATATGTCGAATGTATCCTGTGAGTCTGCACCCTCTGGTAGCGTACTAAGCATGCTGTCCATTGGCCCACTGATTTTCTTCATCCACTTGTCCCAGTTCTCCGCTACAGTAGGGTTTGTGAGGTCAGGGAAGAGACCCTTCCTGGCTAGGTACTGTTCAAAACTGGCCACCCGCTCTCGTTGCTCGGCAGTTGGTATGGTCTTCCCTAAGTTTACCAATGGTGCGATGTGCTGGTTGAGAAACTGAAAGAACGGCATCCCGCCAAGAGCCGTGTCCCCACGGTCACTGGCATCCATTGTGTCTTTAATCCACCAATCAATGACCCTCTCACGCACTTCATCCGAGTCGTAGTAAACCCTCTGATTTTCGGTAATGTTTGCGTGCCCGATGTAATCCTCCCAAAGCTTTTCCTGGTCCGACATGTCTTTTAGCTTCTTAACTCCCGCCTTTGCCTTTTTTATCTCCGCCCTGACAGCTACCAGGGCATCCTCGTTGGTGTGTCGCGCATAAAACCCATGTAGGAGCGGATACTTTTTCATGTCGCGGTATTTGGCCAAGTTCGTAATATCGCTATCGCTTGCTAGTGGGAAATACGCCCTCAATACGCCAGTCCGCGTTATGTAATCCGGTGTTAGTCCTGTAGCTGGGAAGTAGTCCATGAAAAAGTCTACAGCTGTCTGTAGCTCCCCACTTCCAATAAACTCATGGTATTGGTCAATTGGATAGACCTCAAGATTGTCTTTTGCGGTTCGCTCCCACAATGATTGCAGAATACGGGCATACACCTCTTTTCGGAATGCTACTTCGTCGTCTGTCTCTCCTTCTCTATTAGGAGCAGACTGATTCACCGGGGTTATCCGCTCCCCACCGTGGACTACGGCTAGCTGCGGCCTACCCCTGGGGCCGGGTACAACACCACCACGGGCGTAGTCGTCCAGTTCGGCCACGCCCCCGTACCCCTCATGGTGATAGGAACCTGGGGTGTATACCGCCGCTCCGTAGGTGGATGGGCCAGCAGGAGTGCCAACGCGCCGGGGAGTCCCAACCGGGGCAGGAGTGCCATTCGTGAAGGGCCTTCTTTTGGGGGCTGGTGGCCTGGTCGGAGGATGAGCCATTTACTGTACCCCCATCTGCCGCATACGGCGTCCCATGGCCGTCTCTTCTCCTCCACCAGGAGGAGTCGGCTGACGGCCAAGGGCCATGTTCACCTCGTCAGGGCTGGCAGGCCCACCCTCAGGCGGCATGGCCTGAGGACGCGGCTCAGGCGGGATACCGGGCTGCTGTGGCCTGTTCGCCTCTAGGCCAGCCTGGCTGCTTAGCTCACCAAGCTGTTTCTCTATCCACCTACGGATAAGCAGTGCGCGCTGGGGTTCCCCAACCGAATCATAGAAAATAGCTTTCTTCTCAAGGGCCTCTAGTTCAGCCAGGCCCTTCAGTATTGGACTCTCCGCCGCCCTCATCTCGTCTATGCGGTCACGGACAATCTCCGCGTCAGGTATAAGGTCTTTGCCCAATACCTCTGAGGCGGTCACGAAGTCCATGAGCGGCTGGCCTTGACCGACGGCCATCTGCATGGCGGTGAGCTTCTGTATCGTGTTATCAGGCAGGGCCATCGGCATCTCGATGCGGTAATAAGAGGTCTCCTGGATGTCCCCAGGCTCAAAGCCCTCGTGGTAGAACCGCATGTCGTCGTCTAGGAACGGTAGCTCGACCTTCCTGCGTTGCCGCTTGAAGAGCACCTGAGTCATAGTGAGGGCTTGGGATATAACGTCACTCATCGACTCCCCATATGGCTGGAGCTTTGACTTCGTGCCAGCTATGAGCCTGTCTAGAGTGACACCGGAGACTTCGATGCCGAGGTTGCCGTAGAGGACCGGGTCAAGCCCCCCCCTTGCTAGAGCACCGGTTATGTAGCGTAAAAGCTCTGGTATCTCACTTGGGGATGGCGGAGGAGAAATCCATTGGGCCGAGTCCCCAGTTCTCCCTGAGAGGGTCTTGATTTCCTGGAGTGTGAGGTCTTTCTCCGTCAGGACAGAAGCCCCGTCCCTGGTGGCATGAAAGAGCGTGCCGTAGGCGTGGTCATGGGCACGCTGCATCATGTAGGTGAGTAACTTGTCTAGCTGCGGGTATAGGGCAGCATTTGTGTCCGTGATTGGCCTTGACCAGCTTATCCGCCAATCAGGGACGTTGGATACATCAATGTTGTCCCTGGTGTCGGTGTACGCCCGGTATGGCACCCCGTTAGCACCGTTGATGATGATTGGTATCTGGCCACGGAACTCCGTGCGCTCCACAGGCTCAAGAACGACCTTCTCATCTATGATGACGGTGTTCCAGACTTCATCATCCTCGACCCAGAAGCGGTTGATGACATCAACGGAATCAACATCGCTGCCCCTGGCACTCTCTAGCTCGGTGATATTCCACCCAGGTGAACTGCGTACCATTTGCTTTGCAATCCCACGAGTGGTGCGGTACATCCTGACCACCTGGCTCAGGCCGTCGTCCCCAGGCTCTGGGAAGACATCCATGATGTCCCAGATGTCGCACCTGAACTGTACCCCGCGTCTTCCGTCGTTCCTGATGTGCGGGAACAGCACGCTGGCACCCATGCAGGTGTACCAGGACAGGTCATGGAGCCATGGGCCACGGAGCCTTCTCCTGTAGCGCCTATCCCACTCCAAGAGAATCGCTGTGGCCCATCGCTCTGTCTTGTTCATGGGCCTGCGTTTTTCCTCAGGCTCGTTGGCTACCGGGATAATGACCCGTGGCGGTTTGCCTCCTAGGATGGCTGTGGATAGCTCAAGGAGCGCCTTCGGCTCATTGGCCAGAAGTAGCTCGTAGCCCTTGATTTTGTCCCGGTACGTCCCGCCTACGAGGGCGCGGTGCTCAGAGAGGTAGTTGTTGCGTATACGCCAGAAGTCGCGCAGCCGCTCAGCCTCATCCATCGTCTCTTGGCGAATATCATCAGCCACGGCTAGACCCCCATCGGATATAGAGAGACTTGCCTATCAGAACTCCTGTAGTGTTGGATGGGCAGGCTATGGAGCATCTGTATGCCAATCATATCAGAGGTCACGAGGTCATCATGGCGACCACGGGGTGCGCCGTACCTCCCGGTCTTCTCATCACGGCGGTACTCCATAATCTCCCTGATAGTCTCGGTGTCCCGTGTCCGGTAGCTGCCCTCCGCAATCCATTCTTTCATAGCAGTTATCATCCTGAGCTTCGACTGGTCAGTTGTCAGCCACCCCAAAGTCCCCTCAGCGAGTGGGCCTGCGCCGAGGTGTATCTGCCGGAACAGGTTCGGGTAGCCAAGCTCATCGTTTGCGACCTCAAGACACCGCTGCCCGTAGCCGTTGTTGCGCTCAAACCCGACTAATGCCCTCCCGTACATAGCACCGACATCGCAGACGATACGGGCGAACTGGGTTGGCGGTATCTGGCCGTATACCTTGGCGACCTTCTCCCCGTCCTGGGTCAGCACCGTCGCAGCACTGGGGTCGCCGTCCGTGCCCCCACCAGCAGGGTCAGCGGCAACCACGTACCGAAACGCAGGGTTGTACCGCTTCCATATCTTGAGGTACATGGTCTTGTCTTCGTCAAAAGGCTCTGTGGCGTCCTGGAGCATACGGTAAAGGACAGACATCTGGTCGCTGAAGACCGTTGTCTCAGACGAAAGCCAGCATGTGACATCATCCTCCGGGTACTCCTGCCAGAACATCCTGCCGCGCTGTTGCTGCTTCCACCGCCGCCACCGTATCTGGCCCTCTGTGAGCCTCACCCTCTCTATCATCCCTAGCTCTTCATCGGTGTACTCCATGTGCTTGCGGTCTTTCGGCAGCGTCTCCGGGCTTTCTGGCAGCAGGAAGAACTCAGGGTGCTCGAACCATGGGGCGAAATGGGACACGAAGTTGCTCTCACCGTTCTTCGCTGCCACGTACCCCTCATGGAACGTCCCACCAAGGCCGAACGGGGTACTCTCCCGGTCTATGTACCCGCCCTTGGGCACGGCTTCCTGTGCAGCAGTCAGGAGGGTGGAAGCCGACTCCTCTGAGAACTTGCCTTCCTCAGAGAAGTGGAGGTAGTTGATGGTGCGCCCGGTGCCGAACTGCTTGCTCCCTGCGGTGCCGATGTAGTACAGAGAGCCGTTCTCCGGGAACTCAAGGTAGTCCACGCGCTCATGGCCGACCTTTGGCTTGATGCGCTTGTCCATGTGCTCCAGGGCACGACGTACCGTCTGGAAGATTAGCTCGGTGGCGTCCTTCTCATGCGCGATGGTCGCGGCCTGGAACTCCGGTATGCAGAGGCAGAAGGCGAGGCCCTTCAGGACGTGGTAGGTGGAGGAGAAAATCTGACGTGGCTTGAGCTTGATGTTGTAATTCGACTCGTTCTCGACCCAACGCAGCAGGGTCGGTGACGGGTCGAACGGTATGAGGTCGTTGTCCTTGGACCGGACTACAAAGAACTCCTGTATGAACGGCATGACGATGCCGTTCTGCACCTGCGCCGTAAGCTCTTCGACTCTAGCCCTATCCAAAGCATTTTATCGGTGAACTATCAATCACCGCCTCGATGTCCTCTTGGCCACATGGCGTGCCTATTGTTCCTTCGCGCCTTGCTTTACCATCATAGCGTCAGCGATGGCCTTGGAGCGCGGGTGCTTCCACTGGATGTACCCGATGATGGCCTTGAGCCACAACTTGTTCTTGCCTATCTCCTCCGCACGCTTGTGGTCTTCCTGATGGCGTGCAGCCGTCTGCTGGAAGTCCAGTGTGTGGTACTGGCGCAGGTACGAGACCATGTCCACCGCCATCACGCCGTCCGTGTACTCATCCGGCATGGACAGGTCTGCCGCGTCGATGACACTCGGCGGGATGCCGTCCAGGTCTACGCCGTCGAGCAGTTGCTCAGCCATCCTAACCCCCTGTGTCGTTCAACCGGACACTATGTCACGTCCACCGCTGTGTTCGCCGATGCATGGAAAGTACCGCTCCCAGCCGTGAACCACCCCTCAGTCTTCATCGCTGCACGCACCGCGTCGCTATCGTCCTGCGACAGTATGAGCGCACGCAACTGCCGGGGCGTCCGAGAGGTATAGTCGGGGCTTCCATTACCTATCGCATCGACAGCAGCCTTCGCCCTGGTCTTCATGGCGGAACTCAACGGGTTGGTTATGCCTGCCATTATGCCTCCAACGCAACGAGCTTGCGCTCGGTGATTGCCAGCTTCTCCTCCAGGTCCCGGACACGGACATATGTCTGCCACATCGCGCCCTCATAGGCGTGCATCCTGGCCTGCAATGGGAACATGAACGTGCCGTTATCACTCTTCTCTCCAGCCAGCCCCAGCTCCTGGAGCTTGCTGTACGAGTAGAACGGGTTGTCATACTGGCTCGCAATGAGGCCGGTGCCGTCGGAACCTTCCCGCTGCATGGCCCGGACGAGTTGTACGTCGTCCTCGTTGTCCAGTGCGACCAGAGTGGTGTTCGTCAGGTGCAGCACTCCGTTGGCCTTCAATATCAGCCGCGTAAGACGGGTGGAGTCCGTGTGAATCTCCCCCATCGAGACGATGTTCGAGGCCGCTGCCATGTCGTCAAGGCTGTTGTCCTGCGAGTGCTCGCCGACATAGAGGCCGATGACCCCACCGTTCGCCTCTGCGTCCGCGGTCTGTGGCGTCCCGCCGATGCAGTCGAAGTACAAGGTCTGGTTCGACCCGCCGCTGCCCTCCGACATCACCTGGAAGCCCACCCCGCCCTGGTCCTCGTTCAACTTCATGATGGTCATGATGTCGTCCGTCTCCACCGTCCCATCCGCATTGGCGCTAGGGAACGCCGTGGTCAGACCAGTCGCAACGTCAGCCGACTTGAGCGTGAACATGCTCTTATCCACGGCGGGCTGCTTGATGGTCAGCCCCTCGTCCATCTGGGCGTTCACGGTCTCCCCGATGAATACCGTCCCCGTGCCTGCATCGACGATGAAAGCACTCGCCGAGTCGTCGGACTCTACCCGGAAGTCCACATTCGCTTGAGCCTCGTTGACCACTACCTCCCCCACCGCCGTTATGTCCAGCGTCCCACCCGCCACCGCA